ATCGTGATGGTTCTAATGCGACAACTTTGGAACTCAATGAAGACTACAACGCCAATAAGTCCCTTCTCAACCATTTTACACAAACACCGAGCGTTGTTCATAAACAAGAGTTATTTAGCGGTGTCCAGAGTTCGGTCGGTAATACTCACGCCGAGCAGACCCTTTATTACAAGGCTTTGGCGACCAGCGGAACGGCAACAGGTGCTGCCCCTGACCAGTCCAAGCGTGTCGGTAATATTGTTGAGGTACAGACTCAGCTCAACTCTGGTATTTGGAAGCAGGGCAATATTCTCCCAGTCTCGGCGATGAATGGTATGCGTATTCAAATTGATACCGAGGATATTCTTCGTTCGTGCCTTTATACTGATTTAATTGGAGATGCTCTTGAATCAGAAACGGCAGGTCGTGCCTTGACGATGACTTCAGCCGGATTGACTGCCGGTGACCAGAAACGAGAGGATGCTGATTCATATTTTATTAAAAGTTCATGTAAAACCGTTGATAATCCGTTCGGTGTTGGTGATAGACTTTATATCCGTAATGCTGGAAGTGTTGTCGGAGGTGGTGATGACGAGGTTCTTGGCGATGTTCTTGGATTTTCGGATGATAGCGGAGATTTACAGATTACGTATGTCCCAGCACGAGCAAAGGCTGTCGGTTTAACCAGCGACCACCCCACGGATTCCATTATCTATTACAAGGCATTAGAACGCCCCAACGCACGAGCGACATTTATCGTCGCTGACCGGAATACAGAAATCCCAACCGGTGTATATACTCCACCTTCGTATGTTCTTTCGGATATTGAGATGGTTGTTCAAACCGTTCAACCCCCTGCTCCTTACGTTGAGGGACTTCTCCGTGCTTCACAGACTGACCGAGGCGTGAGTTTTGATATTTGCACTTATGAGCTGTTTAGACATAATCAGACAAATACCGTCGGTTTGATGCAGGCACAGATCCCAACCCTTATGACGAGGGCGAAGTCACTCTTTTCTCAACCTCTTGTGAATGATGCGAGAAATTGGAGAGTGTCGTCGCTTTCCGGTGTTGTTGATAATGCTTCAAATTACGAGTTTATCTGGGGCACTCAACATTATCCCTCACGCCTTGTGCCGCTTGAACGTTATAACACTACACGAGCTGATGGAACTGTAGCATCGGAGGCACTTCACATTTCAGAATTACAGAAAGCAGTAGTAAATATCGGAGAGCCGGTTAGAAATCTTCAATTAGTAAAAGACCATTTTTGCGTCGCAAGAAGTTTAACAAAATATGGACAGATTCAGGATTTATCTACTCAAACGTTGTCTCTTCGTGTTGATTATCAGACGGCAGGAGCATCAGCAAAGCTGTTTAACAATTACATCTACGGACTTCGTCGCATTACGGTATCTCGTGGGTCGGTGATGGTGAGTCAATAAATCCAAATTTTTATAATATTATTAATAATTAAATAAAAAAAATTAATTAATAATATTTATTAACATATATAAATGAGTAGCTCACCGAATATTGTCCAAGTATCCAAATTTGAAGTATTGCCCTCAAATCAACCGGCTAATAATACATACTCGTTCCGTAAAGGTAATCCAATCATTACGATCTCTATTCCTGCCCAAGCCAAATATTTAAAACCCTCATCAGTTCGTATTAATGGAACTCTTAAATTAAATGCCGACGGAACGAATGCTCTGCCAAATAACAACGGACTGAAAGCAGGGGCGACATCTACTTTCGGATTGTCCTCTCGTGTTGGTATTCATTCGGTATTTCAAAATGTTGTTTTATCAAGCGAAGCGACAAATCAGTCGCTCGAAGCAATTAGACAATATGGTCGGCTTGTATCAACTATCCTCGGCTCTACCCACACACCGCAAGATTTCATGACCGAGAAATCCTGTGTTGCCGTTTTAAATAGTGTTGAACAATCTTCTCGTAATTTAGTAAATAATGAGATTGAGTTTTCTATTCCTTTGTATGCCGGATTATTGCAGGGAGGTCAGCCGATTCCTCTCTCGGCGAATGGTGTGAATGGTCTTCGTGTTCAGCTTGAATTAGCATCAGACCAGCAGGTTTTAAGCGGAACAGACGCAGGAGCGGCAGCAGGAAGTTTTTACGAACTCAAAAATATCTCGCTATCCGGCGACTTGCTTGTGCCAGACGAGGCAGGCGTTGCCCAGCTTTCGGTCGCTGGTAGTGGTGGATTTGAATATAACTCATGGTCTTCGCTTTATTCGGTTATAAATTCAAGTGATTCAACTCAAACATATAATTTAGCAAATTCGCAAGTATTATCGGTAGTGCATACATTTTTGCCGGTCAATCAGTCTAACTCATACGCTGCCGATGGATTTGCTACGCCTCCGTTGAGATTGTCTGACGGTGCAGGAAATTATAACGCAGACGCAACTCTTAAACGTGTATCCTTTTCTCGTGGTGGCGTTAAGCTTGGTCTTGACTACGAGATGGACTGCGAACAGCAGAGCGTTGATAATGTTCCTGAAACACAGGTAATGATGAACTTCTTAAACGCCTTCCAACCTGTTAATTCGTTGTCTCGTATGTTAAATAGTAAGCAACTTATGTCGTTTGGCGGTAATGATCTTGTTCCTTTCCTTCCAATTAATCGTGCCTCTAACCGACAGGTTGGCGAATCGTTTGACGCTCGTCGCAATTTTGGTATTGGTCTTGCTATGGACAGAGTATCAAACGTGGGCGTTAATTTCAAGGGTCAGTCATACTCATCTCGTATTGTTTCAGGTTTAGACGGAAACTCGCCGAATGCTGTATTCACCTTTATCCTTTCCAAGAATATGCTTCAGTATTCCCCACAAGGGATTCAGATAATGACGTAGAGACAAATTTGTTTAAAATATTATTAATAATTAAATAAAAAAAATTATTTAATAATATTTATTAACATATATAAATGAGTAGCTTACCGCCAATTCTGAACGTGCAGACTTTACCCTCAATCAATAATATGGAGATTAAAACCGAAGTTCTTGACCCAATAACCAAAAGCGATAGCGAAGTAATTTTTCAGATACCGAGGAATGGTATCCTCGATGGGGGGAGTTTTGTATCTCTCGCCGTTCGTGCCGATACAGGAGTTGCAGACGCATTCTTTCCTCTCCAAACTGGAATACATGGACTGATTCGTAATGCGTATCTTATGTCCGGTTCAAAGGTTATCGCTTCTACCGAAGAGTATGGAAATTACCAGACTATGGCTCGGTTATTTGAAACTCCGGAACATAGAGCGTATGTAGAGCAGGTGAAATCAGGGACAGCGATGGATAGATGGAATCAGAACGATACAACCAAGGGTCGCCTTCAACCCAAGGATTTACGATATACTACTTTTGATGCTGCTGGGACTGCTCGTGCTGTAGTGCCGGATTTTATTAAACCCACCGACAGCGACGTTACAACGCCAGTATTTTCCGTCCCTCTTTCTCATCTCATCCCATTTATGAGAATGCGACAGCTTCCGCTCTTCGCCATGAAAGAGAATATTTTCCTTCGTCTTGTATTTAATACACAAACCTCCGCCGGTGATGTTGGTAAAGTGTGCTGTTTCCCAGCTGGTTCAGGTTCGTCGCCGAAGGTCGTACCGAGTTTGGTCAATATTAAATTTTATTCAGACCATTTATATTATTTAGATGGAAGTATGGAATCGACCCAATCCGCCATTTTTAGCGAAAATGGTTTATCATATTTATATGAAGATACTATCTTAACCTCGGCACAGATTGGAGCAGTAGCCGCACCGACCCCCCCTGCCATCTCACCACAGACAATTGAGCGAGATGTTGCCGTGTCCGGACGTGTCGTTCGTAGTTTAATGGTTCAGGAAAGACCAACTGGGAACACACATGCTCTTTGTGGTCAATATACATCTACTGCTCTCCATACTAATGATTCAATTAATTTTAGAATTAATGAGCAACGTATCTATGACAGGGATCTCGTGAATCCGGCTCATAAATATAACGAGTTATCAAACGTCTACGGAAAGCCTCTCCAAGTTCCAACGCAGTTATATTCTTTTGATAGTGATAGTGATAAGAGTAGAGCCGACCGGCAACTTAACCAGAACTCTGTATACATCGGACAGATTGAGGCGACGCAGTTGCCGGACGCAACCAATACCGACCTTACCAACGACATTAGAGGTATTAATCATTACTGTGGTTTAGACCTTACCACAACAGGGATGAACGTCCTCGGTAATGGAAGACGTATCGGTGTTAAACCGATTATCATCCAGAAAACACTCAACCGCCCCTCCACCGATGTCGGTGCGAGAGAGATGCGAGTATGGGCTTCTGTTGAGCGTATGATTGGTATTAAAAACGGAGTAGTAACATTAAGCCATTAATGCATACGTTTTTTATGTCTATTC